CAATGCCAAGCGCTCCTACAACCCGGAAGACCACGCCATCGCGGCGAAGCAGGCGCACCACGCCGCGTTCTTCCACCACCACAACGGTGACCCCAACTCCGCGCACAACGCGATGGACCACGCTCACCACCACATGGCCGAATACAAGAAGACCGGCCACAAGTCGAAGACGACGAAGTGGGTGAACGAGCACCACGAGGCGACGAAGAAGCTCACCGGCTACCACTCGAAGGAGGATGATGATCTCGTCAATCCTCACCACGGGTCGTCGAAGCGTGACAGCAACAAGAACGCGGCGCCCACGCCGAAGCACGACGATACGTACGACATCAAGAACTACCGGCACGGCGAGTTCCGCAAGAAGCCTGAGCACACGCAGAAGAGCACCTGGAACCCGGACTTCTTGCGTCCCATCGACAAGCTGCTGGCGAAGTCGGAGCGTACGCACAAGGAGATCGCCACTCTCAACAAGGCGATGTACGGCGACGACTGGCTGTCGGCGTTCCAGGGCACGCCCTTCTTCGAGCACGCGGTGAAGCTCTGCGAGCGCGATCTGGCGCTGGACGAGAAGCGGCTCAAGCGGCGCGAGGAGAACGCGAAGAAGGAAGTCGAGCGCGCCAAGGCGGAAGCGTCGAAGCCGCGCGACGCCGACTACGAGAACCTGTGGATCCAGAGCGACCGCATCGCCCACGACAAGCGCAAGCTGATGCTCAAGCTGGCGCAGCACAACGCGGCGGCGAGCGCGAAGCGTCAGAAGGAGTACAAGAAGCTCGACTCGATCAAGTCGTTCAGCGACCCCGACCTGCTCAAGTACGTCGTGTCGAGCGCGCATCAGCCGGCGGCGATTCACGGTCCGAGGGGCGCTCGCGCGCCGAAGCCCCTGCCGGCGGGTTCGGTGACCGGCGTGAAGACTGCGCAGGGGTCGAACAAGAACACCCCCGGACAGAATGTCCTGGAGCACGTGCCGGGCAAGGGCGGCAAGGAGAAGGGGAAGAAGAAGCTCAAGAAGGACTGGTACGGCGGTGGCCAGCAGCCCGCGCAGCCGCGTGCAACGCCTCAGCAGAGCGCCAATGTGGACGCCGCTGTGCGCGCCGCGGGGCAGCGCGCAGCTGGCCAGGCGATGGCCAACAAGCCGCGTCCGGCGGCTCCCGCCTCACCGCAGATGGCGCAGAAGTCGCAGCCCACGACCTTCTCCGAGTTGTTCAAGGGTAAGAAGGAGAAGGACAAGAAAAAGAAGCAGGGCAAGGGCTACATCCCCGGCATCATTCACTAGTAGGTGGAGGGCTTCCGACCCATGCAAGCCGCAGCGGATATGATGGTTGATGTCAACACACGCGACTCCGTCGTCACGCAAAAGGCGTTGGAGGCGATGGAGTATCTGCGCAGCGTGGGTTGGAAGCCCTCTCGTGAAGAGCCGGCCTCGAAGACGTGGTACGTCGATCCGTTCCAGGTGATGGACTCGCTTGGCACTGGCTATCGCCAGACGCCAGGTGTTGTCACGTACGACACGCTGTTGCAAATGACCGAGCGTGACCCGGTGCTGGCCGCCATCAACCAGACCCGCATCTCTCAGGTCATCAGCTTCTTGCGTCCGCAGATCAACAAGTACAGCGTCGGCTTCAAGCTCTATCACCGCGATGAGCACCGCCGTCGCAACATGACGGATGGTGATCGCCGTCGCACCAAGCGCATCGAGCGCTTCTTGCTCAACACGGGAAACGAGTACAACCGTGACCGTGATGACCTGGAGGCGTTCGGGCGGAAGTTCATTCGCGACTCGATGACCTGGGACCAGGCGACCTTTGACAAGGTGCGTGGGTTCCCGGTCGACTTCGGCAAGCCTGGCAAGCTCCTTCAGTTCAACGCCACGCCGAGCGCGACGATGCGCATCGCGCATCCGAAGCACAAGAAGGGCACGCCGCTGTCGCTCCGGGAGCAGCGCAAGGCGGTTCGTTACGCTCAGGTGATCAGCGGCAAGATCGTCAACGAGTACACCTCGGACGAGCTGGCCTTCTGCGTGCGCAACCCACGTACCAACATCGACGTTTTCGGTTACGGCTACAGCGAAAACGAGATGCTGCTCAACACCATCACCGCGCACCTGTGGGCGGAAGAGTGGAACCGCAAGCAGTTCTCCAACGGTGCCACGCTGAAGGGCCTGATCAACGTCAAGGGCAACGTGGCGCCCGCGCAGCTGGAGTCCTTCCGCCGGCAGTGGGCGATGCAGGTGGCCGGTGTTGCCAACGCGCACAAGACGCCGGTGCTCAACGCGGAAGGCGTTGAGTGGTTCCCTCTCCAGTTGAGCAACACTGAGATGGGCTACCAGATGTGGCTGGAGTACCTGATCAAGGTTGCTTGCGCCTGCCACCAGATGGACCCGAGCGAGATCAACTTCGACCTTCGTGGTGGTGCTGGCGTCAGTCAGCCGATGTTCATGACCACGAACGAGGCTCAGCAGAAGCTTTCGAAGGATCGTGGTCTTCGGCCGATCCTCCGCTTCCTCGCCACGCAGATCAATCGTCACATCGTTTGGGAGATGGACGACCGGTACGAGCTGGAGTTCGTCGGTCTCGATTCGAAGACGGAGGAGCAGGCCATCGACCTCCGTATCAAGGAGGTGGGTGCCTACAAGACGGTGAACGAAGTTCGTATTGCTGACGATCTGAAGCCCATCGAAGGTGGTGACATCGTGTTGTCGCCCATCTTCACGGGCAACCTCGCTCAGCAGCGCATGATGGCGCAGGCGCCGCAAGCAGGCGCTCCCGGAGCCCCTGGTGGTCCAGGTGGCGGCGGGAACCCCCCACTCGCTCCACAGGGGCTTCCAGGGGCTCCTGGTGCGCCTGCTTGCGGCGCTCCGCCAAACGCGCAACAGCTGCAACCGCAGCAACAGCCGGTCGAGTACAGGCCGAATGCGTTGCAGACGCCACAAGGCCAGCCCAAGCCCTTCAATGATGAGGAGGCGGGCGCTGGTCGGGTCATCGGGGGCAAGACCGACGATAGTTCGTCATCCTCCTCCAGCGAGGAAAGCAGCGGAAACATCGAAGAGGACTGGGAATCGACCATCCATGCTTCGCTCAAGAACGAGAAACCCACGCTGAAGAAGTCGAAGACCTTCTTCATCATCGACGTCTGAGGAGCACATGGGTAACGGCACACTGCGGGCGTTGGACAAGCCGCCGATTCACGTTGACGACAAGCAGGAGAAGTATCCTCAGCTCGTCTACGACCCGATTCGTCGCGATGTTCAGCGCTACCTGGAGGAGAAGTCTCCCGCGCTCGCGCTCAGCGTGACGGATGTGTCTGTGCGTCGGTTGGCCGACGACACCGGCTACACGGGCGTCTTCCTCGCTGGCCCTGCCGCGTTCTGGTACTTGATGACCGGCAAAGGGTTCGCGTACAAGACCGCATCCGATCAGGATCGGGCTCGCAAGGCATTCGACAGCTTCACGCAGCGCGAGATGACGCGTAGCAAGGTGATCCGTCAACAGGAGTCGGGCAAGGACTTGGCGCTCTTGCTGGACCTGGGAAAGTCAACACGTCGTGAGCGCCTTCGTTTCAAGCGCTCGGTTGGTGTTGACATCGTCTTGCCGGCGAAGGTTGGCGTGACCAAGGCGCTGCCTGGCACCGGCAAGGAGAAGCCCACCTCGCGGAAGCCACGCCCGCAGAGCACCGCATCCACGAAGAAGCAGGGTGCGGGCGGGCGTACGCGCTACACGTACCCCACCGAGAAGGGGAAGCCTGGTGCCGCTCCAACGGCCAATGGCCCCAAGACGAAGCGCGCCGGCTCGCCGCAGGCGCAAGAACCGCAGAAGGAGGTGAAGCCGCGCGAGCAGGTTGGTGGGTCGAAGCCGCAGCCTCAGCCGGATCCAGTGCAGGTGGAGTTCGTCGATCCGAGCAAGCTCGCCCGCCTTCTTCGTGTTGACGTCAACCAGCTGAAGAAGCTGGCGACGAAGTTGACGCGGAAGAAGTTCATCAAGTTCATGATGGGCAAGTTGAAGAACTTCGCCGAGAAGCACAACCTCGATGCGAAGTATTTCGGCCTGGTCTACGATGCGCTGACGGGAATGCCGACAGCGCCGTCAACCACAGGAGGGTAAACGGATGCGCTACACCGTTATCAATAACTCGGGTTCGAGTATCCCACGCGCCAGCGCCGTCAAGGTCGTCGGCACGTACGTCGACCCGGCGACGCAGAACCTGCTCTATCAGGTGCAGAAGGCGTTGTCGACCGACGCGGGCGTTCTGAGCGCGCACCTGATGATCGCCAATCAGACGCTCGCGCCGAACGTCGTCATCCAGGACGGCGCCACGGATGACGACATCATCGCGCCGTACAACGCCGGCGCGAACCCGGTCAACACCGATATGTACCTTCAGTCGGATGGTACGCTCGGCCCCACGCCGGCCGCCAACTCCATCCACTGCGGCGTCATCGCGGCGGCGGGTCCGGCTGGTGCGCTGCATGTCTCGTGCACCGTCACACGCACCGCTCAGCAGTCGGCGACTGGTGGTGGGCAGACGGGCGGCCCCGAGACGGTCACTTCTGGTGCTCTCAGCCCTTCGTTGCCGACGTCGTTCGTCAGCGTCACCGGTTCGGTGGCGTTCTCGATCGCCAACGGTACGTCGCTCGGGCAGCGTAAGCGCATCCGCTGCACCGTGGCCACCGGCACTCCGCACGGTGTGTTGACGCCCGCCACGCCGAAAGGTTTCTCCACCATCGAGTTCAACGTGGTCAATCAGTGCGTCGACCTGGAGTGGTCGCAGCCGGGTAATAGCAGCACGCTCGGATGGTATCTCGTGGGCGTGATGGGCTCGCCCACGATCGTCTAAAGGAGAACGGATCCAATGCCCAAATACTTCACGTCGAAGCAAGAGCGCATGTACGAGCACGTGAAAGAGAGCACGGGCTCGAAGCGTGAAGCTGCGGCGACGGTCAACAAGTTCCGTTCGAAGCATGGGCTGACGAAGAAGAAAAAGGGGAAGGCCGACGACTCGGAAACTGTCGCGTTTCACACGGCAGGTGTGGCCGGGAAGTCGTTGAAGGACATCGAAGGACCAGTGCGGGCGGGCCGCAATATGCCTCGCGTCGCCGGCACGAAGGAACGTCAACACAAGAGGCACAAGGCGCATACTCCAGGCTCGGCAGCTACCAAGCTGAACGATGCTCGGAAGTCGCTCACCATCGGAGGATCTGTCATGGCACGTACGGCACGAACGTTCGAGGACATCTTCAAGAGCAGCACCAAGTCGGAGGGCAAGCTCCGCAAGGCCGATGTCGACGATGAGGAGTCGTCGGACCTCGAAGAGTCGGCCGTCGCCAAGGGTGAAGGTGACGAGGAGATGGAGGACGAGACCAGCGACGAGGACTCGGGCGAGCCCGAGGTCGCCAAGGGCGGCGACGACGAAGACGGCGAGGAGGCGTTCCCGTGCCCGCATTGCGCGAGCGACGTCACCGTCTCGGACGTCAAGAACGCCATCACCAAGGGCGAGATCCACAAGAAGGGCGTCGGCGGCTCGCCGAAGGGTCACCAGAAGCACGGCGAGAAGAAGCCGGCGCGGACCGCGGTGACCGAGATGCACGGTGGCGGCACGAGCCACAACGGCAAGCCGAAGGCGGGCACCAAGACGCCGACCCGCGGCGTGCACGGCGTGTCGCGCAAGCCCAATCCGGGCAACGTCGGCAGCTACGCCAAGAGCGGCGGGTTCATCGGTTCGCCGCTGATGAGCATCCAGAAGTCGGCCGGCCCGGCCGGCGACGAAGCCATCGCGCGCGAGATCGCCCGTATGCAGGGCGTCCCGTTCGAGGACGTGGGTCTGTCGGAGGAGACCGTCGAAGACCCGACGGACGAGTAACAACGTCAACACAGTCGACGGTGCGCGCGAACAACGAGGGAGCCTGATGTCGGATATCAATAAGCTGTTCACCGATGGTGACGACTTTGATGAGGACTTCATCATCAAAGCGCAGCTGCGAGTGCCGGTGCGAGACTTCCCGCATCCCGTTCCTGCGCATCTGTACCACGAGCTGGTCGGCCGCTACACGCGGCACACGGCCGACCTGGAGGAGGAAGTTGCCTCCATCCTGGAGAACGCGCGCACCGTCGACAAGTCGTTCGTTTTCGTTGTGGGGGGTGGGCGAACCGACATCCTGCTGAAGGCGTCGGGGAGCCCGGCTCCAAAGAGTGGTGCCGCTGCCAAGCCCAAGGCGGCGAACCCGAAGGCTGGCGCCAAAGCGCCCGCGCCAAAAGCAGCACCAGGGCAGCGCAAGGATGTGCAGCGCCCCGGCTCGCGTGGTGGCAAGTTCTACCGCACCAAGAGCGGCAAGATCATCTACGGCACGCAGCCACCGCCGGGCCACGATGAGAGCCACGAAGCCACGGACGAGGAAGTTGCCAAGCACGTCCAGACGCAGCTCTCGCCGTCCATCTTCGTCGGCCACACCGAAGAGACGTTGGAAGCGTTTCGTGACTCGGGTGTGTTCGATGAGGCCGACATCGCCACCATCGAGATCGTGCGCAACCAGCTCTTCAAGCCGGAGCTGGAGGACTTGGGCATCGACGAGAAGTCGGCCAACGCCAGCACGATGATCCAGAACGTGTTCGGTGAGAAGGGTCACCACATGGCGCTGCACGACTGGCAGCGCCGCTTCTTCGTGGAGAACATCGTGGCCTCCGACCCGGAGCGCTACAACGAGGAAGAGGTCATGGAGATGTGGGACGACCTCAACAAGAAGTACCAAGAGGCCGTCCACGATCCGGGCGTGCAGGCCGCGCTGAAGCAGCGTGCGATCGATTACGAGCAGGCAGTCAACCGCTACAACTATGATACCGAGCAGTCGAAGGACGACATCGAGCCGTTGTGGGAGGACTATCTCCACGGTGAGAACTCGCAGGACACCGCGCTGGCCGCGATCCTGGCGATGCGTGATCTTGGTGTGTTGTTCATCCCGCGCAAGGGGCAGACGAAGCGTCGTCGCTCGCGTAGCGACACGAACGGGTCAACACATCTCCAAGGCACGATGCAGCCGGACACCGAGTATCTGAATGCGGTGACCGATCGTGGTGAAGATGTCGAGAATGACCACCCGATGGTCAACATCGAGCGCATGAATGCAGCGCAGCTCGGTGCGGTCTACATCGCGTCCATCATGGCTTCCACGCGCTCGCCCAACGGCGACTTCAATACGAAGGATGCGTGGGACGACAAGCTGCGTGACGTTGCTCATCCGTCGAAGGCGGAGAAGGCGATTCGTGAGCAGCTGATCAAGACGTTGAACACCACGCCGACCGAAGCGTCCCATGCGTTGAGCCGATTGCATGAGATCGGCTCGGTGGTGGCGGCGAGCGCCAACAAGTTCAACAACGGTGAGAGCGTCGGCCTCATCAAGCTCTTCGACGATGGTGCCGCGCAGCTCAAGCCGAAGGACGTTAAGAAGCTCCGCGAGGAGCTGGTGAAGGAGCAGGCTGCGCGTGACCGCGCGCTCAAGGCCCAGGAGAACGAGTCCTTCACGCCAGCTTCCGCGCTCAAGGGCGGCTTTTGGGGAACGCCCACGAAGAAGCCTGACGGCACCACCGTCACGCCCATGCCCTTCAGCTGGCAGGCACAGGGCATGAACTGGTTGGCCGAAGCAAAGCGCGGCATCCTCGCCTTCGACCCCGGACTCGGCAAGACGGCGACCATCATCGGCACGCATGCGCGCCTGATGGATGAAGGCAAGATCGAGCGCACCATTCTTGTGTTGCCACCGTCCGTCATGGGCCAGTGGCCAGACGAGATCAAGACGTACGCGCCGGGTATCAAGCCTCAGCAGATTCTGGACCTCTCACCCTACTCGCTCGAAGAGCGCAAGCTCATGCTCAAGAGCGACCTCGCGCGCAACGCGCAGTTCATCATCATGTCGAGCGGCACGCTGACGGAGCCCAAAGAGGGCATCAGCGGCATGGATGCCGAAGACGAAGGGATGGACAACGAGTTGATCGAAGCTCTGAACGAGCTTGAGAACTCGATGATCGCGGTTGACGAAGTCCACACAGGCGGCTACAAGGGCGGCGCCGAAAAGCTGGAGCAGGCCAGCGTTCGCCACCGACTGATGGCTCAGCTGTTGAAGGACCGTGAGTACGCTGTCGGTATGACTGGCACGGCGATGCCGAACTCGGTCATGGACACGTACAACCTCGTCAACCTCTTTGCTCCTGGCAAGGTGGGTGAGCGCGAGCAGTGGGAAGGCACCCTCTCGAACACCATTGTGGATGAAGAGACGGGCCGCCGCACGGTTGCCAACCCGGACAAGCTCGAAGAGCTGCGTGCGCGCCTCCGTCCGTACGTCTTCGTCAAGGAAGTCGATGACGAGGACGTGGCGCCGCAGCTGAAGGATTGGCTGCCGCCCCCGCCCTCGCAGGTGCGCCACGAGCTGAAGCCCGACCTTCGTCATGGTGAGAACGGGCTCAGCCAGCGTGACTACTTCATGCCTGGCGGAGGTGTTGACCGCATCGTCGATGCGCGCATGCGTATCATCGAGAGGAAGTGGCGCAAGAAGGGCAAGCTCGAAGAGGGCGAAGAGATGGCGCCGCAGACGGAGGCGCTGATTCGGCGCGTCCTCAAGGTGCAGCTCCAGCGTCAGGCAGCGATCTCGCCCGCGCTCATCGACCCGACCTACGGCATCGATTCACCGGCTCCGAAGCTCGACCTGGCCGTCAACGAGATCAAGGAGCACTTCAACGGCGGGTGGGGCCGCAACGGCGAGCCTGTGGTGGTCTTCGGCGCGCTCACCTCAGCGTTCCAGCTACTTCAGCGTCGTCTTCGTCAGGCCGGTGTTGACACGGACAACCAGGCCGCCGTCATCAGCCAGGAGACGTCGCAGAAGGACCGTCAGTACATCCAGCAAGCGGTCAACGAAGGCAAGATCAAGATCGTGATGATCGGCATCAAGTCAGGTGGCGCTGGCTTGAATCTTCAGAAGGCCGCGAATCACATGATCTGGTTGGACAACCCATGGACGCCTGCTGACAAGCGCCAGAGCATCGCGCGCGTGCAGCGTCTCCAGCAGAAGAACATCGTGCGCATGACGTCGATGTCGATGGCTGGCACCTACGACCCGGTCATCGAAGAGAAGATTGCAAACAAGCAAGTGTTGTCCGACGCACTTCTCGGTGACGACAAGACGTGGGAAGACGACGCGCAGGAGAAGATCAAGGCGTTGCTCGGCGGTGTGTCACCGGATGAATATCGCCGCAAGACGCGCAAGATGTACACCGAGGACCACGATCGCAACTTCGCCGAGATTGCGGCGTCGATGCACTCTGGTGAAGACCTTGTGGCGGCACTGCTCGCCGATAAGAACCTGACGGATGTCGAGGTCAACAAGGAAGCGCGCAAGCAGCTCGGGCCTCATCTGACGGCCGAGTTCGACAAGGTGAAGGATCGCAAGAAGTGGCGCGAGCAGCGCGCGCGTGACCAGCTCGGGCAACGTATCGCCGGTGTGGAAGCACTCATGAAGGTCACGAAGCAGGAGCTGGACAAGAACGACCCCCAGGTCAAGGAGAAGCTGGAGAAGCTGAAGGCGCGTCTCCAGTACCTCAAGAAGGTCGAGAGCACACCGCCAACACAATCGGTGGAGCGCAAAGACCGCGCTGACGACGAGCGCCCACAGACCGTGGACGAGAAGGACAAGCGCAAGCCGAAGCTCGCGCTGCCGAAAAAGAAGCAAACGAAAAAGGCGAAGAAGGTGCGCGCATGAAGTTGTACACGTGCCCTGGATGCAAGCAGGAGACGTTGAAGGCGGGTGGTGACTCGCCAGAGAACGAGGGCTACCCTCATTGCCCATCCTGCGGCTGGAACGGGAAAGCCTATCTCAGCAACTCGCCGAAGGCTCGTGCGGCGCGTGTTGCCAAGGTGCGGTCATGAACTTCATCGACAAGCGCAACTACAAAGAGGACCACTTCCAGGCCCTCACGACGACGGACCCCAAGACGGGCAAGAAGCGGCTCAAGCTGGTCACGCCGTCGATGGTTCTGCACATCGCCAGCAAGGAAGAGCTGGCGCGCCAGCTCCGCTACTACGCGCGTCCGTTCATCAAGGACGTCGTTCCAGACAACGCCAGCGCGCGCAAGAACTACGTCGAGCACGTTCGGCCGGCGCTGCGCTATTGGTGCGCGAAGTTCGGCGTCACCGTTCCGCACTGGCTGAAGGACGAGTCGGAGTGGACGCAGCTGAGCGACCAGAAGAAGATGGGCCTCTTCGGCACGGCGGAGCTGGTCATCCAGGAGTTCCGCAAATTCAAGCGCACGCCCCTCGCGGCAGTGAAGGAAGAACATGGCCTCACGCCTGCTCAGTAAGAAGCAGGTGCGCGACATCTCGGACTTGATCCGGGACACGCACCTCTTGTTCATGGTGGAACTTGGTGGTGACATCGCCATCGAGCCGGAAGACCTGTCGCGCTTGCGTGCCAAGGGCAAGCTGCACGGTCCGCGCACGTCCTTGATCAAGCGCGCTTACGAGTACGGGCTACTCGCCGGCAAGCAGGGACCGGAGCAGGACGAGACCATCAGCTTGGGCGCCTTCATGGCGTTCCTCAACAGCGCCGCGTCGAGCTTGAGCGCGCGTGACCAGTCAACCATTCGCGACGTCACCGAGCACATGGTGAGCCACGTGAACGGCATGACGCTCGACCTTCAACGGCGCTTCCAGAAGACGCTGGCGGACGCCGACCGCCACGTGCGCCGGCTGCGAGACCACGCAGTCGCCAAGATCACGTCAGAAGGCGCTGCGCGCCGTGAAGGCGTGCGTGATGTGGCTGCGAAGCTGCGCCAGGCTACGCAAGACCTCCGTCGCGATTGGACCATCTTCGCGGCCACGGAGATGAACAACTGGATTCAGGAAGGCAAGGCATCGGCGATTCGCGAGCGCTCGAATGAGAAGGACCCGCTGGTCTACAAGCGCCCGCGCCCGGATGCGTGCCCGTACTGCAAGATCCTCTACCTGGAGGCGGACGGCAAGACGCCGCGCATCTTCCGGCTGAGTGACCTCGTGGCCAACGGTACGAACCATGGGCGCAAGGCGAATCGCCCTGTGTTGACAGGCAGTGCGGCTACGGAGTGGCGGCCGGTGCTCGACTCGGTGCATCCGTTCTGCCGCTGCACGTTGCAGGAGCTGGTGGCTGGCTACGGTTTCGATGACAACGGGAAGTTGGTGTGGCGTGGTTTGCACAAGTCGGTGGAGGTCTCCCCGTTCGATCGCTTGTTGGCAGACCACGAATGTGAGTGAGGTGGGCCATGGGCACGGACAAGATGATCAAGTTCCGGTACATGGAGCTGAAGGAGAAGATCAAACAGCTCTGGATGGACTTGATGATTTTGTCACCACATCTCACCAAGGAAGAGGTTGAGAGCGTGCAGCAGGCGTTGGATCAGTGCTCTCAAGCGTTGAAAGGGGAACGGCAGTCATGACCGAGTTCGAGAAGACCGTGAAGACGATGAAGCCGAGTGCCAAGCCGAAGAAGGTCGGCGAGGGGCGCTTCGGCGCGCGTCTGGCGGTCTACGAGAACGGGTACAAGGCGATCATCAAGCCACAGATGGAAGGTGGCGTGTTTCGCCGACAGCGTACGGAGCGCGCTCCATACTGTGAGGAGGCGTTCTACCACTTCTCGCAGCTCATCTACCCAGGCGTGGTGCCCGAGACGTACACGATCAAGCTCAATGGGCACGTCTGGTCAGCGCAGCTCTTCGTGCCGGGCTTCCACGTGCGTCAGTACGACGCCAAGCTCTTCAACAAGGAGCGCGAGGACTTTCTACCCAACCTGCGTCGGGTCTGCTTTGCGGCGGCTCCCAAGCAGGCGTGGAAGCGCCTATCACTGCTCGACCTCTTGGGCAACAGCCGCGATCGTCATGGCAAGAACGTGCTGATCAGGCCGAAGCATGTGTTGCCATTGGCGGCCATCGACAACAGTTTCGCGCTTGGCTTGACCTTTCGCGGTACGCGCAACGTGTTCCATCAATACCTGTTCTATTGGCAGTGGTACGACCCGGCGTTGCTACGTGAGGTGTCGAAACTCACGGTGAAGGACTTCAAGGGTGCGATCTGCCCTCTTTTGGAGCCCATCTTCGCCGAGCATTGCGCGCGCCGGCTCGAATGGGTGCTGGAGTACCCACATCGTCTACCATGGCGAATCATCAGCCAGGGCGCCGAGCGTTCTGTGGAGTTCCCCTCGTACGCGCCGTGGTTCAAGAAGCACCATCGTCAGCTGCCGCAGCGCCCGATGATGGTGAAAGCTGCTTGATTCTTTTGCCGTGATTTCATAGAGTTGTTCGAAAGGGGTGCGAAATTGAGAACCAGCCGGGCCATCGTTGAGCAGATTCTCGACAAAGGGGAGTTTTCTTACTTCGTGCCCAACACCGTCGAGCTGACGGTGGTCAAGGGTGGGCTCGATGAAGACTCCGATGAGGGTGACGCAGAAGCCGACGCGGGCTACAAGATCCGCGGCTACTGCTCCACCGAAGCTGTGGACCGTCAGGACGAGGTCGTTGTGCAGAAGGGGCTCGACTTCAGCGAGTTCATCCAGCACGGCTACTTCAACGACAACCACAAGCAGGCCACCGTAGACATCGTGGGCATCCCGAGCCGGGCAGAGCTGCACGAGGACCGTGGTTGGTACACCGAAGGGCATCTTCTGCGCGGCTACCCACCCGCAGAGAAAATCGTTGTGTTGGCAAAGGCCCTCGCCAACACGACACGCCGGCTGGGTTTCAGCATCGAAGGCAAGGTGCTGGAGCGTGGCCATGACAACCGCATCATCCGCGCCAAGGTTCGCAACGTCGCCGTCACCAACTGCCCCGTCAACACAGAGTGCACCTGGGACCTCGTCTCGAAGGCGTTCGCTTCGGCCGAAGAGATTGAGGAGCGCTTCGACAAGGCTCAGAAGGCTCTGTGCGCGGGACACGGCAACCCCGGCCAGTACGGTGGCGCGGCGCTGCGCAAGCAGAGCCTGGAAGGCGGCAAGACGAAGAAGCTGGTCACGCACAAGCGGAAGGGGGTGCAGAAGGGGATGCTGAGCATGGAAGAGAGCGTCGCGCTTCTGCGCCGTCTCCGTCCTCAGTACAGCATGGAGACGTGCCGACGCATCGCGCGTCTTTCCACTTTCATCTGAACAAAGGAAAAGGAGCAAAGCTATGTCGAAAGATCAGGTGCCGCTCCTGGCAAACGGCTCGCAAGAGTTCGGGATGCTCGGATACGGCGACATCAACAACCCGCTTGTCATGACGGGGCCGACGATCGACGTTCCGATCGGTGCTTTCCCTCCCCGTGACGGCGAGCAGATCAAGATGGAGGCCGTCGCGTGCCTCGCTCAAGCGCCCGCCGCGCTGAGCGCGTACGTTTCCGTCGGCCCCAGCACCGTCCCCGGCTGCGTTCGCGTTTCGGCGTGGACGAGCGCTTTCGCGGCAGCCGCGGGCTCCACCGTCACGAAGTTTCACCTGATCGCGACCAAAGGGTCGGCGGTCACGAAGTAAGGCTAAAAGGAGAACACCATGCCGACCGTCATCGGACATCCGCTCATCATCCTCGACTCCGCGACGCGCCCGCTCTTCAGCGTTGGCGTCAGCGAGTCGTTCACCGTCCCGGACGGTGTCGCGCAGACCTCGCCGACGGCTCAGTACCAGCCGGCGGGCGTCGCGGGCACGTTCAACGACATCCGTCCCGGCGCGGGTGGTCAGACCCTCGTCGCGATCTCGGACGCCGCCGGCCCGAACAACGTGCAGGAGTTCGAGTGCGAGCTGAACCCTGGTGATGTGATCGCGTGCAGCGCGGTCGCGTCCAACACCGTCACCGTGACGCGCACGCCGCCGGGCGGCACGGCGCAGACGATCCTCCAGATCACCGGCGTGACGACGAAGGCGTTCGTCATCGGCCTCTACGGCTGATCAACAAGGAGCGGCCAATGAACAAGAAGATGAAGAAGTCGGCCGCTGGAACCACCGAGAAGAGGCTGCTCAAGGCCCTCAGCAAGGTGGAGAAGGCGGCCGTGCCCAAGGAGATGCGAGACGCCGATGGCGGCTTCGCAACCGAGGGCGATGGGGACGAGCTTCAGGTCTCGGCGAGCGAAGACGCCGAGCCCAAGAAGACCGTCAAGAAGGGGCGTCATCGCGTCGAAGAGTCGGACGAGGAGTCCGTCAACAAGGCCGACGACGAGATGAGCGACGAAGAGTCCTCGGAAGAGTCGTCGGAGGAGTCGAGCGACGAGGAGTCCTCGCCGCCGATGGCCATGTCCAAGAAGAAGGGCAAGTCCGTCAAGAAGGGCAAGGCGGACGAGTCGAGCGACGAAGAGTCGTCGGCCGAGACCTCGGACGAGCTGTCCGCCGAAGAGTCGATCGGCGAGTCACCCAAGCCCGTCAAGAAGGGCAAGAGCAAGAAGAGCGGCAAGTCGGTCAAGAAGTCGCTGCACGAAGACAACACCATCAAGAAGGGGCTGCTCGCGGATCCGG